TTGCCGTCGTATGCTATGAATAGTCTCCTCTGCGGAAGAAGGAGCGGCACCGAGAATAAAAAATTGTCAGCTCCGCGAAAAAAGTGTTGACAAATGAACAGCAGTGCGGTAATATAGTCACGTTCGGTTCGCGCGGTTAGCTCAGCTGGTAGAGCACATGCTTGACGTGCATGGGGTCACAGGTTCGAGTCCTGTACCGCGCACCAAAAAACTCCCGGTTTTGTATGAAATCGGGAGTTTTTCTTTGCTTTTGCCGCCAAAAAGTTCCAACATTCTATGCCATACTTTTTCTTGTTAGTAACGTGTTAGTAACACGCTATTTTTCGCCAGCCGTGTCTACAGCTGAAATCAGCTCAGAAATGTCTGTGTGGACATAAATATTTGCCGTTGTGGAATAGTCGGCGTGGCCCAATATTTTTTGTAAAATCTCCGTTGGCATGCCTGATCTTCTGGCCCAGCTGGCGTAGGTGTGCCGGGTGGCATGCGGGGTTTTCCGCTCGATTTTGAGCTTTTCCAGTAACGGGTAGTAATCTCGCCGTCGGAAATTTGCCGGTACCTGTTGGCCTGTATAGCCGGACAGCAAGAGCGTCCCCTTCGCCCTGGCGGCGAAGTATGCGAAGTATGCCCGGCCCTCCGGCCTGATGGGAATGGCCCGGTTGCGCCCGGCGGCGGTCTTTTCTCCCCCGATGACGTAGGTTTCGTGATAGTCGGCCAGCGGGAGACCGAAAAGCTCCCCGATTCTCATTCCCGTGTAAATCAGCATCAGGATAATTTTCGCGGTGTCGCTTCCGTTTTTTTCCAGTTTCTCAATCTCCGAGTCGGAAAAAATTTCCTTTTCTTTTTTCACGTTTTCTGGCAAATGGATAAATTTTGCAAAGCTTGTTGTGGCAATTTCTTCCCGGATGGCCCATGCGGACATCTGCGTAACAAGCTGCTTGTACTTGCTGCATGTGCTGTGAGATTTATCCGCATATTTGTCCATGACCGCCTGAAAGTCTGCTGTCCGCAAGCTGCGGAATCTTGCATCGTGGAGCGGCTGGAACACGTCAAAGGCCCGGTTATATGACTCCACCCCACGGGGGCCTATTTCTTTATAGTGTTCCTCTTTCCAGGCTTCAAATACTTCCCTGAAGGTCATGTTATACCGCTCTGTCAAATCTTTTCCTGCCAAGCGCTCCAGAGCCTCCAGTGCGTCTTTTCGCGTGGGGTAATACCCTATAATCACCCTACTTTTTGCCGCTACCCACGGGCGGCTCCTTCGGCCTTGCAGTTTATAGACCGTGCCGGATCCGTTGGGCCTCTTGATGGCCCTGCGGGATTGTTTGGATTGCCGCTTTCCGCAAGATGGGCAAAACAGAGCGCCGCCCGGCAAAACTCCACCGCACTTAACGCAGTTCATTGTATCCTCCTTTATATTGTGACATGGCCGCCCCATGTGGGACGGCCTTTTTTCATACTTTTTTGCGCAGGGCCATAGAGATGATGACCGTAGAGGCTATCACCGCAGTGGCTGCTATGACAATAACAAACCACGCCACGGCGGTGGGCTGTCCGTTGCGGATGAGCCCCTGGGCCGTGATTTGCGAGTCAATAAACAGGTACGCCACCAGGCACATGGCCAGCACGGCGCACATACCAAGCAGGACGAAGATGACCGACTTGCGAGTGCGCATTTGGTCCTTCTGTATGGCGTTTACTTCTTCCAGCCTTTTTACGTTACCGGACAAATGCGCGTTTTCCAGCTCCAGTTGATGTATCCTGGCCTGCATAGATTCCGGGTGATCTATAGGCTTGTCCAACCCGAACAGTTCGTCAAGCGACAGATCCAGGACCATGCACATGGCGACCGAGTTGTAGAGCTTCGGGTCCATTTGTGATCCGTCCAGGAGCTTTGACACGGCGGACTTTGACACACCGGACAGATCCACGATGTCGTTGATGGTGTACCTTTTCTTTTCCTTTGCTTCACGAATCCTTTTTGGGTATTGCTCAATGTTTCCCGCGATTTCCTGCAACGCAGACATAGTTATTCGCCTCCATAAAGTAGATTTCACCTGTGGCGGGACAGAATCTAAAATGCGGGGACCATTTGCCCTACATCGGCCGCACGGTTCCCCGTATTGCGCGTGGACAGGGTTTCGCGGCACTGCTATGCTTAAATCGTAGCAGATGACAGCCTGATGGGCTATCTGCTATATCGGCCCTGCCGCCCGGTGCGGGGGCGGCGGGGCCAACATAACCCAAGATTTATCCCTTTGTTGCCTATTATAGGGTAACGCGGTATGCAATATTTGTCCTATTTGGGGGAATAGGTGAAAACATTTTTTTACGAGGGGGAAATAAATCGTGTGTTTTTGCGAAAAGTATGATATAATAGAACAAATGGACGAGTGCAGCAAGCGAGAACTATTCATAGCCGCCGTCCAGACACTCACACAGGAAGAACAAAGACGATTATGGAAGGAGTTAGAAAAACATGGAATTATCAAACGCAAAAGTCCTGATTGCATCTGACGGAGAAAAGACATTCGTCCTCGTAAATGGAACACCGCTTATCGGAGATAAGATTGACTTCAAATCTGATATGTGCGGTGTCCGGCTCAGTGTGTCTAATGCCCTGCTTACACCTAACCTGTATAAAGCCAGTGACTTTGCCGCATTTGTGAAGAACAAGTTAGGTTATGACCTGTCCGTCATGTAAATCCCACATGAGGACGGTTTCCGGGTCTTGATGGTCCATGTAGGCAATGCCCGCATCCATCAGGATAACACCACCAAAAGGCGAATACTCGGCATATCCGGCAGCACAAATCTCCTGTAACCCATCCTTTATTGCTTCTGGAATCGGCATGAAGAATGTGGAGTTTTGCTTCGACTGCCCGTATGCCCGGCGCTGGCAGTAATGCGTGTAGAGAGCTGCCAGCGCCTTTTTTGCGCTCCTGGTCAGCTCAATGCCCATCGCTGCGCCTCCTCTGCTGAATCTCCACGAGTTTCTGCATCGCCTGAAGAATCTGGTCATCCGTCCAGCTTTCTGCTTGTTCTTCCCAACCCCTCATAGTCGGCACGAACCCCTCGGCATTTATGCCGGGGGCTTTTTTTATGGCCGGATCATCGGTTTTACCCTCCAGCCACTCCACAGAAACATTGTATGTGCTTGCGATTTGATGGAGCTTCTTGGTATACGAAACGCTTGAACCATTTTCCCACATGGAGACGATGGAACCGTCGTTATACCCAATGCTTTTTGCGAATTTGGCTTTTTCCCCGTGAACATATTTCCCAGACTTATCTTTCGGGATAAGGCTCAACACTCTTTCCAGCACAATATCCATTTTCGAAACCTCAAATTTGTAAGATTTGCCGAAAGTTAAATTTTTTCAAGATTACTATTGCAAACTTGAAGTTTCTGAGGTATCATATAGACAAGCCCCAGAAAAAAGAGTACAAAAACACCAGCCCCCCATAACAGCGGCTTTAACAATTTCTTTTGGCAGAGTCATTGTAACGCGGTTTGGGCGGCGTGTCAAGTATGAAGTCTCACGTTTGTGAGGTTCGGGGCAATGACTGCGGCGGGGATAGAAAAACCGTCTGCGGGCTGTTTCCGCAGACGGTATCCCCCCAAATTTGTTCACCAGAACACCCTTGCAACCTTCCGCACCGTCGGCGTGAGTTTGATACCTGCTTCACTGCATGACCCGACAGTGGCAAGCTGCGTTTTTTTACACGCTTCACTGCGTGGACGCTTGCCGGTTCTACGAGAGGTACACGATGAAACAGCCGTGCTTCTTGGGGGTGCCGCTCACTTTTGCGGGATGGGTTCCGCAAAGCCCATTTGCATCACGCCGTGTCCCCACGGTCTGGAACGGGCAAGGTCAAAAGTTTGGTCAAAAGGCCACCTCCTTTGATTTTGCCACAAGGGCTATCGAAAGGGTACCACATTTCCCCGCCGCAGTCAATGAAAACTCACACATTTAGAGAGGAGGCAGACGCATTTGACGCTGAGAGAACTCCGGGAGAATGCCGGAGTAACCCGGGCACAGGTCAGCAAGAAACTGAATGTTGACCTGTCCTGTTTGTCCCACTGGGAGGTGGGCGACTGGAAACCCGGGCGGAAGTATCACAAGGCGCTGGCCAAACTGTACGGCTGCACCGTGGACGAGCTTCTGGCAGGAGACGAGTCGGGAAAATGAGGACTGTAAAAAATGCCCCGCCAGGCGGCAACCTGACGGGGCGGCGAAGAAGCATTGGCAAGGGTGCTTCGCGGGTATTATACCACACCCGCGAAGCAATTGCAAGGAGGAAAGTATGGTAAAAACTATGACAATCGACGAAGCCGCAAAATATCTGCGGGAAAACGGCGTCAAAATCTCCAAGGAGACGCTTTCCGACGGGATTCAGGCTGAAAAACTGCCGTTCGGTGTGTGCATCGAGACCGGCCGCAGCCGGGTGTTTATGATTTTCAAGCGCCTTGTTGACAAGTGGCTTGAGGAAAGGGAAATCTGATGAAAGCATATAAGGGGTTCGACAAGGACCTGAAGTGCCGGGGATTCCAGTACGAACCCGGCCAGGAATACCAGGAGCCGGAAGCGTCGCTGTGCCGCAAAGGATTCCACGCCTGTGAAAATCCGCTGGATACGTTCCGGTACTACCCGCCAACGGATTCTCGCTATTGCGAGGTGGAGCTCGATGACAACGGTCAGCGTAATAGCGATGACTCCAAGGTGTGCGGCGAGAAAATCAAGATCGTCTCGGAAATCGGGCTGGATAGCGTGATCAAGGCCGGGGCGCAGTTCATCTTTGAGCTGTGCAAGGGATCCGCTGAAGATCATGCATCGGGCTGGAGTGGCAACGCCGCCGCATCTGGCGTGAGTGGCAACGCCGCCGCATCTGGCGAGAGTGGCAACGCCGCCGCATCTGGCTGGAGTGGCAACGCCGCCGCATCTGGCGTGAGGGGCAACGCCGCCGCATCTGGCGTGAGGGGCACGGCGACCGTGACAGGGCCATATGGCGGCGCAAAAGCACTCGGGCCCGATTGCTTGGCCGCCGCTTGGGGGCCTGAAAGCAAAGCTATGGGCAAGCCCGGAAACTGGCTTGTGCTGTCCGAGCACAAATGCGGGGCCGTCGTAGACGCGCGGCTGGTCCGGGTTGATGGAGAGATCATCAAAGCGGATACCTGGTACACCCTGAGACACGGCGAGATCGTGGAGGTGGAGGAATGACGCTTGCATGGATTTTCGTATACATCGGCGTCGGCACAGCAGTGTCCTGGTTCATGCGGCTGGTGGACTGGATTGACCGGGAGGACGAGCGATGAACAGACTTACCCCGCAGGAAATTGCGGACAAACTTCGGAAGTGCGCGGACGAGCCTGGTTCATGTACCTTATGCCCGTGGGACTGTGTAAATGGTAGTTGTATCTGCTCGATAATGCATGCAGCCGCTGATGCCATCGACAACCAGCGCACACACATTCAGGCCCTCATCAAGGCTAACGAGGCGCACCGCGAGATGGTGGGCCGCCCTGCGAAACGCTCTGACATGGTGGAGGCATTAGATGCAATCGAAACCGGCATGACCAGAGTGGCCATTGACCGCGACATCTGGCAGAACGATTTGATCTATGTGCTATGTCAGGGGGTACGGCTCCTGCTGGAAGATCGGGTGAAGAAATGAACTGTAAGAGGTCAATCGTAGAGCACCGCCGGTCGCAGGAAAGGGGCGTATGGACGTGAGGGTGTACCAGTACACCACTGGAGACAGATTCCGGCTCCCCATTGCGCAGGCGGACACGATACAAGAGCTTGCAGGGATTGTCGGCGTTGACCCTGCTGTCGTGCGCAGAGCGTGCAAGCGCGTGATGACCGGAGCGGTGAAGCAGAGCCGATACACATTTGTAGATATCCCGGACGAGGAGGACGGCTGATGTACATCTGCGATGAGTGCGACGCTGTGTTTGAGGAACCCATCCGCGAGCAGGAATACTCTGAAGAATACGGAGACAGCATCGCGTATTATTGCCCTCGCTGCGGGACGGAGATTGGGAATCCGTATGAATACGTGGCTGACGAGTGCCCGTCTTGCCACGGCGCGAAGAACGCACAGGACCCGGTGTGCTGCAAGTGCAAGCTGCGTGTCAAAGGGCTCCTTCGGCTGTTCGTCAGCGATTTCAACCGAGCTGAGCGCGAATACCTGGCCGACCTTCTGGACGGCACCGCGCTGGACAACATTGCGAAAGGAGATAACTTTTGAATATCTACGAAAAAATCATCGCCATTATGAACGAGGTCCAATACCTGGCAAAGGACGACCATGTGTCTTTTGGCAGCACCAGCTACAAGGCACTCTCTGAGGAGAAGGTAACATCCGTCATGCGGCAGAAGCTGGTCAAGTACAAACTGATCGTGTACCCCATCGCACAGACGGCCAGCCGCGACAAGACCATCACGCACGTGGACGTTATATACCGCATGCAAGATACCGAGGACCCGTCCCAGTACATTGATATTGCGTCGTGCGGGGACGGTGCGGACACGCAGGACAAGGGGAGCGGGAAGGCCATGACGTACGCTTTTAAGTATATGTGGCTGCGCACATTCGCGCTGCCCACTGGCGAGGACCCAGACAAAATCTCATCTGCGGAGCTGGACGCTCGTCAAGAGTCTCCTAAGTGCGATAACTGTGGTGGAGACATCACGGCAACCACAAAACGCAACGGGGAACTTTGGGAAGTCCCGGATATTGTTACATACTCAAAAAAGCGGCTTGGCCGCCAATTGTGTGCCGCCTGTATTAAGGCCGCCCTGAAAGCGGAGAAGTGACCATGAACGATTTGGTTACAGAAATCGGCAACAAGAGCCGGATGTTGGACGTGGCCATTGCGGAACTGAAGAAGCGCGGGCAGAAATATGCGGAAGCTGAAAAAGCATACCGCATAGCCCTCGCGCGGCGCATCCTCGAGGAGCGCGAGAAGGGAACGCCGGTGACGATCATCTCCGATATTTGCCGAGGGTCCACACAGATAGCCGGTCTGCGGTTTGAGCGGGACTGTGCAGAAGTGGTGTACAAATCCGCTATGGAGGCAATAAACTCCATGAAACTGCAAACCCGGCTCATGGACAGTCAGCTTGACAGAGAGTGGAGTGCCGCAAAATGAAACAACGAACGTTTCCCCGGACCAAGGACATATCCGGGCAGCGGTTCGGGAAACTGGTAGCGCTATACCCCATCTCTTTCAAGGCAACGGGGAATAACACGTGCTGGGTTTGCCAGTGTGACTGCGGCAACAAGACAATTTCTAATGGTGCGAATTTGCGCAGAGGGCACAAAAAATCCTGCGGGTGCATCAAACACCGGGTTACGCCGACCTTCTTGACCTGGAACGGCGAGAAGAGGACCGTATGTGACTGGGCCATAATTACCGGAATCAGCCCGGATTTAATCCGCAAGCGCTGGAAGGCTGGGTGGCCCATGGATGCAATCTTTACAGAAGTTGAAAAGCCGCAATTGTGCTGGGGCTGCGCCAAGGCATGCGGCGGGTGCTCTTGGTCAAAACGTTTTGAGCCAGTCCCCGGATGGACCGCAGTGCCAACGCTGCTGTGCGGACGAATACCGTCGTACAGAAAGTAGTCGGAGTAAATACCCGATGGGCATCCAACTGAGCATGGCAAAATTCGCGTGTCACGGCATTCGGCCAGGTACGCATCTGCCCGTAAGGATGTACCGGGCCATCGTGATAGTCGACCAACAGATGATTCTCTGCACAAAGCCGGGTAATCTTTTGTGTCCACAAGTTCTTCTCTTCCTGGCTGCCACGCATGAAACCGTATTTCACCCCGGCAGCCCCCCAGTCGCCATACTGTTTCAATGTTTGTTCGATCGGATATTTCCGTCCGCCCACGTCATTCA